TGCCGCCTCCGCCTAGTAGTCCACCAATTTTACCTAATATTCCTCCGCCGCCAGCCAAACCTCCTAAAGCAAGTGCTGCTGCTCCAGCAGCAAGAGTTAATGCTCCAAATCCTGCTAAAAGACCATCCATTGCTACTTTAACACTTCTTTCTACTTCAGTTAAAGCATTTCTTGCCATTTGTCGTGGGTCTTCAGCAACAGGTCCCTTACCTGCTTTATTTGCAGCTATTTTATCTGCTTCAGCTTGAGCAGCCTGAACTCTATTCTCGCCATTCATAGCTTGCGCTTGTCTAGTGTTAGAATCAGCTAATGTTTTGTCAGTTATATGAGTAAACTGTTGCAGTTTATCCGATAAAGCTAGACTTGACCCTGCCATAGTTTCAAATCTATCCATACCTTTATCATATGCATCAACAAGTTGACCTTGTTTATAACTACCGTCTTTAGCTGCATCTGCCATTTTTCTAATATCAAGACCCGCAGCTGCGTATCCAGCGCCTGCTTTGGTCACGGCCCCAGTAAGATAAGTCGTTGCTGCTGCTGCTGCCATGGCAGGGCCTCCGGCAGCCTGTGCGTCATCCATCATCTTATTGGCGGCGGCTCGCTGCATATCAATTCGTTTTACTGCGGTATCGTCTCCCTTGTCCACCGCAGCCTGTCTTTCAGTTGCCCATTTGTGTTCTTGAATTTTCCATGCCACATTAGCACGAGCAATTTCTTGTTCTTTTTTATTTTCTTCAATAGATTTTCCGGTTATTGCACTGAGTTTTATTAAGTTTTCGGTATAATCCTGAGAACTAGTTTGCAGGGCTCTTTGCGTTAGCTGATCTTTAGCCAGCATTGCTCCTGAACTTCTTTGGAGTTGCACATAATCAGCAGTTGCTTGGATTCTTTTTTCGTCGTCAAACCCCAATCTTTGGAAATTCTTACGAACTTCCGGAGTTACCTGATTCATTTGAGCGAACTTTTTTACGGCCTCGTCCATAGATCCGCCGAGCGTTTGTAACCCACCATGCATATTTTGCATAGGCTTAGTTAGTTTACCTAAATCAGTAGAGGTCAAACCTACCTGATTAGCCATCTGTTGTAATTTGTCAGTTGAAAATGAGCCTGCGGCACCCATCTGACTAATGTCATCAGATGCCTTTAAGAGTGCGTCAGATTGCTTATTGAGTACTCCTGCTAGTGCAGTAAATCCTTTTATAACTAACCCGATTATTATTCCTTCAGGACCAAACATTGCACCAAATGCAAGTGCAGCGTCTCCTGCTTTAGATAAACTATCATTATACTTCGCGAAGGATCCACCACCCTCGTTCATCGCTTTAGCAAAACTACTAACTGCCCCTAAACTAGCATCCAAACCTTTTCCAAAATTTAATGCAGATGCGGCCCCCATATCATGTGATTTTTTTAAGGATCCTAATGCACCGACATATTCGTTATGAGATTTAGTAGCATTAGTAATGCTACTAATAAATCCACCAACAGTGCCGGGAATTCGTTGTTGGCTAGAAGCGGCCTGTTCGGCAGATTTACCGAAATTACCCAATGCCTCATTTAATTGACGCATTTGCTCGTTAAACGCTTCTAATTGTTCCGGATCCATATATATTTCCAAACTTTAAATTTAGGGTATATTAAGGTAACTAAATATATTTGTATTTATCGTTAGTAAATAACCCAATTTTTATGAGGAACATATGGACAACAATCCACTAAGACAGTATTTTAGAAGGCCAGCAGTATACATCAAACTTCCATCGCAAGGGAAAGACTATCCACCGAAAGTTATCGAGTTCCCCGAAACCGGAGAACTCCCTGTATATCCTATGACCGCGATTGACGAGATCACTGCAAGGACTCCTGATGCATTGTTCAACGGTACTGCGCTAGCAGAACTAATTAAAAGTTGTATTCCAGCAATCAAGGATCCATGGCAAGTAAGCAGTAATGATATAGATTCTATTCTTATCGCAATCAAGATCGCATCCGGCAATGAAATTACAGAAATAATATCAGATTGTCCGGAATGTAAAGAGACTAATACCGTCGGAGTAAACTTGACTGGAGTCTTGAGTACGTTAAAAGCAGGGGACTATGATTCTATCTTGGAATTAGGTGATCTTTCCATCAAGTACAAACCTATAACATACGAGATTATGAATGAGGCCGCTTTAGGACAATTCGAGTTGCAGAGAACTTTTTCACAGCTAGATGATACCAAAGACGATGCCGCTAGAAATAAAATAACTAAGGCAGCATTAGAAAATCTTACTTCCCTTACTATGAAAATCCTTAGCCAATCCATCGAGTACATTAAAACCCCTACAGCAGAAGTTAGAGAAGAAGAGTTTATTCTAGACTTCTTGAAGAGTTGCGGACGTGTCGAGTATGCTAAAATCAGAGATACCAATGCAAAAATACGTTCAGACACTGAGGTTAAACCGCTAAAGATTGAATGCGAAAGTTGCAAGCACCAATACGAACAAACCTTTAGCATAAGCCCATCAGATTTTTTCGAATAAGGCTTCTTAAATCCTCTCCGGAGGAAGTTCAGAAGCTCATCGAAAGATATGAAAAAGAAGTTCAATCATTAAAAAAAGAAGCATTGCAGTTGTCATGGTATATGAGAGGGGGCGCGACGTATGAAGATGTTCTTAACATGAGCGATTTTGAAAGGAAATCTATCAGCGAATTGGTAGAAAGTAACCTAGAAATAACGAAACAATCCAACATTCCATTCTTCTAAAGAGAGAACTATTCATTTAGTTTTCTCTAAGAGAGAACTATTCATTTAGTTCTCTCTTTTCCTTTTAGAGTTGTCCTTCAGACAACTTATACCTTACTCGCTTTGCTCGTTTCGGTATACGCTTTTCAATCGTAGTTGTTTATTCATCTCTTCTTTAATACATTGCTGTTCAGGAAGCCATGGTAGTGCTACTCAGCACTACCACAGATTTTGGATCATATTGCTACGTCCTGTCATCCTGTGTTGTCTGTTCCCCGTCACACTAGCTATTGGTGCTGCATGACGCCACCGGTTGCCCTGTAAAGTTTAATGGGACTGTAGTGAAGCTATTAGGTGGCACACACCTAATCCTTCGGCAACGCATGTCCTGCACCATCAAGACAAAATAGATGCAGGCTCATTGAGGGTTCGCTTAACCTAACGAGAGCCCTCTCGGTATTCCTTGGATAATTATTATCCAAGCTGACTCCAGATCCGTTGATGGTATTTCACATCTTCTCAAGGAGAGTCGAGGTACCCCGACCAAACATCAATGTAGGGTTCTGTGTTTTTAAGCTAAAGCGGTGTTGATAGTGAGCAAGTTGCCTGACGTGGTGTCTGTTGGTGTCACTGTGCTTGAATATGCTTTAAGAAGGTCTTTGTTGTGCTGAAAAAAATGTTCGAATTCTATTATTAGCCAGTCACCTGTCTTAGATGAACTGTAGTATAAAAAGTTGTCGGTGACCCAAGTGAACTTAGTTTGGACTGCAACATACTTGCCCTTACGACTAACCTTGAGGAATAAAATATTTAAATCATCTTCATCAGCTACTGTCATAAGTTGACCTAACCAAGTATCAAATTGTTTACAGTTGCCGGTAAGCAGTAAGTGAAAGGGGAAGTCTGCATAGTTTTTGCATTCAGAATTAAAGTGAGTCCAAATGTCAGGAGGAACAATGTCGCCTTTGAAAGACTTCGCTTGATTTCCGTCTAACGTTGTTTTGCGATAGGCATTTGCTCCGCCAATGTAGGCACCGGAATTAGGAACTCTAACGAATGATTCACTGTATAATCCGCTAAGAAACTTAGCGACCTCTCGTTCGAACCCTGATCCTTTTGTTTTGCTAGGAGATGTCATACTATGATTTATCTCTTGTGAAGTAGTCAATATATTTTCTACAGAGCATTTGGGTTACTTTTACACTGATCGCCGTGATACATTGTATAATGATTTTTAGCAACCGTTTTACCGCAATGATCGCATGTGCGTTGATGCTCCGGCTTCTTCATTGGATTGTTATCTCCTGAATTTTTCAAAGTTGTCATCGCTTTATTGTAATCCGATGCCGGAATACCAAACATCGGGTTATTCTTGCCCTGCATTCTAGCCGATAGTTTAGGATTTCCTAGCAATGATTTAGAGATGTTTTCGTTGTGTGCAGCAGGACGACATTCGCTATATTTTTTTACCCCAGAGCTTTGTTTCTCACGCCGCTCATCAGAATAAGTTTTTCCATAATGAGGTGATAGATTACCTTTTTTACCAAACATAGGATTCTTTGCACCTAATCTTGCTTCTCGCTTTTTTAGTCTCGTCTCTTTGTTTTCTTTAACACCGAAACGATTATATAAACCGTCACCGTTGTGTTGATTAAAGCTCATAGGATCATTTCGTGCATCTAAACTGATTAATATAGTAGTTTCTAAAGACACAATGTATTCAGGATCACCGGTATGTAATATTTCATATATCCACTCTTCTCTATTTTCTAAGATTAGTGGTTTTACTTCTTTACTTGAGCAAAGGTATTCTTCGTGACGATCAGGGTTCCATCCCTGTCTAACTTTTGATCCTATGTACCATTTGCCGGTAGCAAGGTGTGTCCACTTATAGATATATGGAATAGTAGGGTGATAAATATTCATGCTGATGTTTCCTTTGATAGCATTAGAGTGAGTGGGGATTGCACTCCCGCGACTCACAACTATTTATCTTTCCGACTCTTTTTCACTACAGTAGGAAGTAAATCCTCCCTCCTTTACTGCTTTAACTACACTATCTACTCTATTAACCAACTCATCTTTATGACTGATTAACCACACTGATTTGTTTCGAGTTCTAGTCATATTTTTAAGCAGAGCCATAGAATTTTCAATCCCTACACTATCCATCCCCGCATCGACTAACTCATCAATGAATATCGCGTTGATGGGACAGTAAAGATTTTCCCATACATCTCTAAACGCGAAGGATAATCCAAGAATGAGACGGTTCATCTCTCCCCTGCTAAGGTTATAGAAATCCAACTCTCTACCGAGTTCTGTGATCTCAACTGACAAGTCGTTCTTGAAGATGACTGTGTGTGGTAGCCCGATCTTGTCAAGATAGTTTGTGAGCCTAGAATTCAGATAAGACAAATTCTGATCAATGATCTTCTTGCGGACGAAGGAATCCTTGCTAGTCAGCAGATCAAGGAGGAACTTCAGATGCTCTCCGGTACGGGTGAGTTGATTGATCTTGTTGAAGTCAATCTCTTGTAGGGCTTGTTTCTCCATGTCAGAGACTTGTTCTGCGTATGGGTCAACCTCAGCATCCTTGATAGCGATATGCCGCAGAAGATTCGCGACAGTACTGCGATGTTCGATTGCCTCTGCTTCAGTATCATAGTGCGTTACCGGTATGGTTCCTAGAACGATGTCAGAATAATCGCACAACTGGTCAGCATACGGATCAGATTCTCCCTTCTTTGCATTGATCTGATTTTGGATGTTTTCGAGTTCAGAACTATGCTTGATAGCCTCATATTCAGTCTTATAATAAGGTTCGGGAATCGCGCCCAAAATGAATACAGAATTTTTATTTTTTTCTAGAGCAATCTGGAATTGGGCAAGATCATTCTTTGCACCTTCTAGAAGAATCCTCTTGTTTGACAAGACCTTATCATGATTATGCGTATGGAAATCTTGCCCACAAGCATAGCAGGTGTTGCTTTCTAGGGTCTTGATCTCGGTTTCTAATTTGTCAATCGCTTTCTGTTCTTTAGCGATACTGACTCCTAGAGTCGCGATCTCCGTAGTAATGCTAGATAATTCGGCTGATCTCCTGTTATATTCGGCTAAATTTTTATGAGTCCGTAGTTCAGCATCTATATCAATGTGACTCAGTTTGTCGTATGACTTCTGCAAAGCACTGAGATCAGCATCTATCTTTTGCTTCCAGGCGATCTGCCGGGCAATCAAGGAATCGTGAGTATCTTTCCTCTTCTTGTTGTCGTTGTACACTGCTAAATCTTTGTGAGCCTGAAGTTCGGCTTCAACGTCTATCTTACTCAATTCATCATAATCGTTGACTAACTTGCTTAAATCTTCATCATGCTTCTTAAGCCATAGATTCTGCCTTCGCTTCAGAGCCTCGATCTGTTCTTGGACACGCTTGTTGGCTTCTTCGATAGCCTTGACCCGGAATTCTTCTAATTGAATAGTGTCCTTGTTGTCACGGATCTTTTCTTTTAGTATTTCTGCTTTCTCTGATAGAAGGGTGATACCAAGCAGTTGCTCAATGATCTTTCGCTGTTCACCTGAAGGCAGAGAGAGGAATGGTTCTGAATATGTGTTCAATGCAATGATGTGCTTGAACATATCAGGAGTCATTCCGATAGCCCGTTCTATCTGAACCTGGGTTTCCTTGTTTTCTCCTTGGGCATCATCTTTGCCTTCTTGAAGATTGTTATTGACATAGAATCGGAGTGTATTTGGTCTGCGTCCACGCTCAATCTTGTATTCAGTGCCATGAGCAGAGAACTCAAGGGTACACATCATACCTTTACCGTTGGTACGATTGATCAGATTGTCTTTGCGGATGTTATTGATGGGGGAACCAAACAGGACATAAGACAAACCTTGGATGAGTGTCGTATTGTGAGATAGAATATTATTAGTATAATAACGATGATCAGGGGAATCAACGGTAATGTCATACATGTTTTCGGCGTAAGACTTTCTAGTTACCGATTTAATGCGGTCCAAACCGATGCTAGTTTGAATACACGAAACACCTGCTATAAGATTCTTAACAAAAATTTCGTTATAGTTATGATCAAAGACGATGTGATCATCTGCACATTCTAGATGTAATCCGCTGGCTGTGTATATTTCCCATACATCATATGGTATAGTTTTATGAATATGGGTTATCGGTTGCCAACCGGTATCGGTCTCAATTTCTAAATTTTCTAAACTTACACTATCTACAAACTTGCGTGTTAGTGATTCAGAAAGTTTACGCATTGGTCTATTGTTCCTTGTTTGTCCTTATTGTATTCCGATTCCCATACTACTAGTACTTGATAACCGGCATCGGTTAGTGTCTTTAATTTATTTTCGTCATGTTTCCATATGTTTTCAACAAGTTTACCTTTTATCATATCACCGGCTGAAAACTTGATAGGGTTCGCATGCCAATAGTCACCGAAAAACTCTATTATTTTTTTGTTAGTTTGGTGTAAACAATCGACCGTGTACGATAATCCGGAAACAGTGATTATTGCTTCATTTACCCCGAACAATATGTCAGGAATTTTTTCGCTTATATGAGTAAAAAAGGTCATTGATATTTTAGAGTATCCACCGTGAATCCCGGATGCTTTTAGCGAGTTTAACCATTGTTTCTGCCTAGCACTCCAAACTTTCTTCCCTTCAATTTCACCGTACTTTGATATACATGTATCAATGGAGAACAATTTTTGTGCTGCTGACACCTTAGCAATCGCATCGTCTTCCGAAAAACCACGCAGCATCCAGTAGTCAGCGGTTCGATGACTATGCGCTCGCAATCTGCTCGGGCTACGATTTTTTGATCCTGCAGCACCGGCTATATTATTTTTTAATTTTTGGGCTTTGGCTAATTCTATAGCATCCACTTCATTGTATCCCTTTGCAATCCAATATTCCTTTCGTATTGGTCGTCTTGAATTTCGTTCCTGTTCCGCTTCGGCTGTAGTATAGTTGAGGTTTGTTTTAGGGTTAATTTTTTTAGTCCAAAAGATAATTGAGTATGGGCTATTTCTATTTGCAGACTTATTAATAGTCTTCATATTCTCTTTGGCTTTTATTTCAGCCTGCAAACTGTCCCATCCCCGTTCAGTCCAATATCGGGCGCTTCCTGATCCTATTCCGGGCAAAGATAGTAGCGCCCGGGCAGCAGATTCGCATTGTTTCATGCTTGTCATGGGAAATTTATGCTCCATGAGTTTGTTGCATATTTCAGCCCGCAGATTAGGTTCTAGGTTTTTTATCCTATGATCTAACACATCATTTACTATTTCTAGTTTGGTTTTCTTTGCTGGTGGCATACAAGTCTCCTACAGTAGTTTCAAATATTTCGCCGGTAACGGTGTTTCTTACTTTTACTACAGTATTTATGCCAACGCACTTGCCTGTACCGTTACGAGCGCCGTCTCCGCCTAGATCCAGATTCTCTCCTAGGATGAGCGTGAGTTCTTTGCTATCAAAGTTGACTGCTTGGCAAACCGCCCCGATAGAAAGGAAGTTACGTAGAGTGATATTCTTAAGTACAATTGACATTAAATATAGTTCCTCATTAAGTTCTGCTTCCACGGAAGCATTCTAAGATTAGATAAAGACGCTGCTTCTTCAGCAGGAATTCCTTGTTCAAAGCATTCTTTAATCGTTTTAAGATAATCATAGACCGTTATAAATCTCTAGCAATAGTTTAGAATCATAGAACTCACTCTCAATATTAGTGATGCTCTCTAGCACGATCTGGTCAACACTCTCAAACTTGATATCACCGCCACCTTCTTGCGAGAGTTGCTCGTTCTTGATTGGAATCAATGATACTTCTCTTAGACTGTATTCTGGAATAAGCGTCTCCCTGATATAGTTAGCCTCTTCATATGATACATCAATGTCAAGATGCACACGGATGCTAGCTTTTGGCAAGAGTAGTCCTTTCGGATTGTCTAATACAGAACTGAGTTTGTAGACACGGAAGATAGGTTGATTGGGCCAAGAATGAAATACAGGATCTTCTCCCCATTCTAACACCATCATACCGCGAGCATCATCACCAGCATCAGCGTAGTTATGCGGAAACGCATTCCCTGTATACCAGATGTTCTTGCGAGATTGACGCTTGTGGAAGTGTCCAGAGAATACGGTTCCTGTATCTGCAAAATCATCGTCGCTGACAAACCCATGATCTGGCATTAGCACCTGTGCGTTCATATAAAAATTAGGAAGTTCAAAGTGTCCGAAGGTATATTTGGATTTAATTTTTTTAACTTGCTTTATTTCATCTCCTACCAACCACGGGCACAGCGTTACGTCACCTTCGGTATAAATATCATTTATTATATGAATGTTATCTAAGTATCCGGCCCAAGCCACACTGTGGATATCTCTTTTTTCTCGGTAATACAGGTCATGATTTCCGGTCAAGAACAGGACTCTGCTGAAATTTGCATTTAACAACTCTAGGCAACGCATTGAATAGTGTAAGCTATGGATGTTAATACTAGCACGATGGTTGTGCCAGTCACCACAAATGATTGCTGTATCACAACTTTCTTCTTTTGCCTTATTAACAAACCATTGTACGAATTCTAAGCAATCCTCATTGTGTATTACACTGTTTGACTTCAGTCCTATATGAAGGTCTGTCATGACTGCTGCTTTTTTAAATAGATTTGTCATACTTGTACTATACTACTCTTTATCATAAAAAACAATGATTCTGGTAACCTTAAGTGTCTAACTGGAACTTCATGTCCTTATTTTGTCTTGAGAATGATGGATTCATTCCATTCATTTCAAGTATATCGTCACGGATATTCTGGCTACGCTTCTCAGTGTTGAGTACCCTACAGAAACTATTTGTTATAGCCGCAGTATAGTATGCGAATGGATTAGCAGACTTCGCTTCATTGAATCTTAGACCAACATAAGTGAGTTGAAGGATAGCAGAGTTCTTCATCTCATCGTTATAGGTATAACCGCGCCAATTGAACTTCATAGCATACTTCTCGCATAGCATCATATACATGCGAGCGAGTTTGTTTGTGATGTTACCATGATCCTTTGAGAAGTGTCCGTTCTCAATGCCACCAATCCAATGTGACTTGCCTACGCATCGCATAGTTCCAGTCTCGTCTAGCTTGAAATGCTGAAAAGGAGGGAAGTTGACTTTGACATGGACCATATCATCCACTTCAGCCTTTGTCGTCTTATCTTCTAAGTCAGCAAATTCTTCACCGTCATCATCGTAGAAAATTAAAATATCTTTGGCTGTCTTCTTCTTGATAGTCTTCCTTGGTTGCTTCTGGCTTAATGGAATATGATCCCATGTCATCACGCGAAAAATCAAGTCTTCAGTAAGAATGTCGTCAGGACTAATCTTAGTCTCGGTTTCAATAGAGAGCCTAGCTGCTCTCGCTTCTTTTGCTGCTTGAATCTGTTCTGGTTCTGATGCGAACTTTAAACTAGTTATAATATCAGCTTCTGGCATATCAATGATGAGGTCATAACGATGATATTCAGGTTGGGTATAATAACAAAAGCTATTTTTGCTGATATGGATTTCTTTTAGGATATCACGATTGTTTAGATAATTTATTGGTTTTCTTGGTTTTATAGACACTGGTATTCCTTTTACAATATATGATTATACTGTTGCTGTTGTAAAATTGCAACAGTTACGGGTAAATTTTGTAGTTTTTTGAAGTGATAAATACAATCAGAATACTTTATTTATCACGGGATAAGCATGTCAATAGGAACATATACCGCAACAACGAGTAGTGGGTGGTCAGTACAAGCAACAGTTGATACTACCACTGCATCCGTTTCTTATATTATTACTGATCCGGACGGGAACACTTATTACGGAAAACCTAACGAAGACATATTAAACTCATTACAAGCTCAAGGATATTCCGGAACATCTTTACCCGCTGGATTAACAGATGCTGTAATCACGAGTCATGATCAAGCGAAAGCAATAGCAGTGTCAGACGCCGCCGCTGGAATTGACTCGTCAGCCCCTGTTCCGATAACTCCCGAAAATAATCCTAACTTAACGTCCTCTGCAACATCAGACACACCTATTCAAGTAGTTACTGCCCCAACTACACTTGATATTGCAAACACTCCTGATGTAAATGCTAATATTGTGACGACGGCTCCGCCTATTATTACATCTCCTAATTCTGGAACAGGAATAACTGCTGCAAAAACAGATGCACAAGCGACTCCGGCTAATCAAGATCAAACAAATGCTGTAGCGCAGGCAGATTGGAGAGTGCGTGTTGCGTTGTCCCAGGATCCTAGTGTCACTTATCTATACAAAGATCCAAAAAACGTACTTCTTAGTCCACTGAACAGAACAAATGGTGTCATATTCCCTTATACTCCTACTATCTCGGTAAGTTATGATGCTCAATACGATCCAACAACACTTGTGCATAGTAATTATAAGGTCTTTCAGTACGGAAGCAGTTCTATTGATAATATATCTATTGCAGGCGACTTTACATGCCAAGATGTAGCTGAGGCAAATTATGTTATGGCAGTCATACATTTTTTTAGAACGATGACTAAAATGTTTTACGGACAGGATACGAATCCTAAACCAGGTACACCCCCGCCTCTCTGCTATCTGTATGGATTGGGTCAGTATCAATTTGCTGGACAACCGATGGCTATACAATCATTTACGTACACGACTCCCCCTGATGTTGACTACATAGCAACTACTGGCCCTGCATCGTCAGGTTCTCCGCAGAAAAACATAAATCCAAATGCTAACAGTAATTCAAGAATAGGTGCTGGATCACAGCTGGCGGTAGGTGGAACTCCTCAACCAGTAACATGGCCAAGTTCACCTGTATCTGCTGGACAGGGGGCAACATATGTACCTACAAAAATCAATATGTCAATCAGTTGTGTACCGATGATGAGTAGAAATCAAGTATCTAATCAGTTTAGCCTGACGGATTATGCTAGCGGTAAGCTATTAAAAGGTACACAAAACGGAACAGGAGCATTCTGGTAATGTCATTATCATCTAATCAGGGTTTTTATCCAGCAACAAGTCCCTACACTAATACTAACATAATAAACAACAAATATCTAGATGTGATGAACTATCTTCCGATACCGATGTATCCGAGCGATGTTTATTATTTAATTCCTATAGTTTATCAATATAGACCAGACATGCTAGCTTATGACCTATATACTGATGCTCGTCTATGGTGGGTATTTGCTTCTCGTAATCCTAATCTGCTAGGACCCGACCCTTATTTTAATTTCACTGCTGGTTTAGGGATATATATACCTACACTGAGTACACTGCAATCAGTATTAGGAACATAATATATGCCTTTATTCGGGTCAGCAAACGACGATAGCGGCGCAAAACAACCTAATCCTGCAGGATCAAGCGGTGGCACGCCCAGTTCTCCAACAAATACTGCATCAACTCCGACTACCGGTACTCCGGGTTCACCTGGTGGAGCAGGTTCTCCTGGAGCTCCTAGCAGTAGTCAAGATGGCACGGCACCTGCTAACGCAAGTAGCCCGATCAATCAAACTGCGTCTGCACCGCCTCCGACTGATACCACGTCAACCCCTCCGATAAACACTTCAAACCCAGGAAAAAGATTAAAAAATCCATTAGGAGAGTTCGCTAGTTACACTTATCAAATAAGTTTATACATGATTACTCCTGATGCATATGACGCTTTTATCGCGTCAGGTAGGACTAACATCAACGCAATAAAAAGCGTAGCACCTTCTGGCGGAGCGACTGGTGCTAACATACCTAACCAAGGAGGGGCATTCCTCCTTGCCCAAAGTGGGGGTATAAACAACACCGATGATGTCCGTGCTGAAGGGTTTAACTTTGATTATTACATTGACAATCTAACCTTCACGACACAAGTTATGGCGCAAGGTGCAGCGATAGTTACTGATATTGAATTTACTATAACTGAACCATATGGATTTTCATTCATTCAAAATTTAAAGCGGGCATCTGACGCTATATCACAATATTTGGGGTCTAATACAGCAAATATTACTTTTGCAAAGCAATTTTTTATATTAGGTATAAGATTTTTTGGTTATGATCAACAAGGAAAATTAGTTAAACCAGAAAATCAATTTTTCGGTTCTACGTTAGATCCAAGTTCAATCGATGGATCGTTATTCCAGCAATATTTTGATATTCAGATAACCGGAATATCTTCTAAGATTAATGGTAAAACTATGACTTATCAATGCAGTGCTACCGGATTAGCTCCGGGCACTGCATATAGTCAGTCCAAAGGTACTTTGCCTAGTGATCATCCTATAACTGCTACTACTGTAGGAGATGCTCTAACAAAACTCAAGAATCAACTTAATGACGAGCAACAAAAACTAGTCAAAGCCGGATCACAAACCTATCCCATAGTATATAATTTTAGATTTGCACCCGGAGCAGAAATAATCGCACAGTCTCCGATAGTTTCTCCCGCAGATTTAGATAAAAGCAAATGGGCAGGAAGTGGCGCCAAAACAACTAGTCAATCAAATGCTAGTAAAGAAACAACTGCTACCCCTGAAAATAACTCAAGAAATATAAATTTTACCTCTAGTACTACTATAACTCAGGGAATACAGCAAGTCATTACGCAAAGCGAATATTTACGCAAGGCCCTAACTGTTGTATACGCATCCTCACTGCAAACAGATCAATTAAAAAACGCTCCTCCAGAAATAGTATCTTCTAGAGACCGGCCGATAAGTTGGTACCGATGTACGACAGAAATTTCAAATGCTAAATGGGATCCAAAGTTAAACAACTGGATAACTGATATAACTTATGTGATACACGAGTATGATACACCGGTAGTTGCTAGTAGCTATGCTAGTTCTACTTTAAAATACTATGGGCCGCATAAAAGATATGAGTATTGGTATACGGGAGAAAATAGTGAAGTTATAAGCTATGAACAAAATATAGAAACCCTTTATACTAGTACCGTGGTTTCCCCGCCGGATCCAAATAATCCTACAGGTCCGGCAACTCCGCCTTCCGGAACAGCAAGCCCTAGTACTACTCAAAATGCAAAAACTCCCAACACCCAATCTCCTTTACCTAGAACAAATACACAAGGATATGCAGCTACTGCTCAAAATAACTACCTTACTAGTCTTTATGACTACAATTCCTATGCTGAAGCCAGCGTGACTATTCTAGGAGATCCGGATTTTTTGATTCAGGATTCCGATACAAGTATAAATCAGGTGTATGATAAGTATTACGGAAGTGATGGTTTTACTATAAGTGCTAACGGCGGACAAGTTTTTATTGAAATTGATTTTAAAGAAGCAGTTGACTATACTAATACTGGACAAGTCAACGGTGTTAATTCGTCAGAAGGCGGCACGCTGAATATCAATAACTCTATTTTGTTTTTCCCGTATCCTCCTCCTCTTGACAAGATAATACATGGCATAAGTTTACAAGTAAGAGAAGTCAAGAGTAAGTTTGATAATGGAAAATTTACTCAAGATTTATCTTGTTTTCTAAATGATTTTGGAAAAGTAAGTCAAGATGCTAACTCTGCTGAAGCGACAGGAATATCAAATTCTAATAAACCAACCGGTTCAGGACCCGCAGCCGGAAATTCTGCGGTCACCACTAGCAATACGGGAACGAAAACGGATCCGGCTATCAACACTACTAAAACCCAAACCCCCACTAAAAACTCAAATCAGACTCCTGCACAGCCAGTGACGAACACTGGCCCCGGTGGAAAACCTGTCGCAAATGATCACGGAGGAGGATAAAATCACATGCCAATAGACTCTATTAAAACATTTGGTCCAGTCAAATCAAGTAAGCCTGATACCGGCGGAGCTATTACTAAAATGGTTCCTCTTTTTGGAATCGTTAAGGATAACATCGATCCTACCCGAGCAGGAAGAATTAAAGTTCTGTTATCTGACAAGCCACCAATGGACTCTGACTCGTCTGATCACTGGATAACGGTAAGTTATCTGAGCACCTTTTTTGGTCAAGTCGGGAGTACTGCTGGAAATGACGGTCACGGCACCTATAAATCTAATCCTAGTTCCTACGGTATGTGGCACGCTCCTCCTGATATCGGAACTACTGTTATCTGTATCTTTATCAACGGTGATCCTAACTATGGTTTCTACATAGGATCAGTTCCATCAGCAGAAACATTGCACATGGTACCTGCTATTGGTTCAGCAGATAACATCGTTGCCAATGAAGGAGAAGCACAAGGGTTTGGTGGTGCAACTAGGTTGCCAGTAACAAACATTAATACAAACAATGCGCCAGTAACCAATAGTCCGGAATTTAATTCAGCACCTAGACCTGTTCATAGCTATTCTGCTGCAATCATGAATCAACAAGGAATCATACGAGACCCTATTCGTGGTCCTATATCATCAAGTGCATCTCGCGAAGCAGCAAGTCGTGTAGGCTGGGGAGTGTCTACTCCTGGTAGACCTATCTATCAGGGCGGATATGATGATTCTACTGTTGTCAACAATCTTACTCCGGACAAAGATGCCCAACTACAAGTCGTTGCAAGACGGGGAGGTCACAGCCTCGTCATGGATGACGGTGATGTCATCGGTAGAGACCAGCTAATTAGATTGAGGACTGCATTGGGCCATCAGATTCTGATGAGCGATGACGGCCAGACCCTCATGATACTTCACTCTAATGGACAGAGTTATATTGAATTAGGTAAAGAAGGTACGATTGATATGTACTCTACTAATTCAGTCAATATTAGAACTCAAGGAGACTTGAATCTCCACGCAGATCAGGATATTAATATGCACGCCATGGGGAAATTTAATCTCCAAGCTAATAGCATAAACACTAACTCTGAGACAACGACCCAGATGAGAGCTACTACTGATATTAACTTCGGTGCATTAGGAAAAATCACTGGTCTAGCAGGCGGCGCTATTGCTTGGGGTGCCGGAGGAGATGCGTCTATGGTCGCTGGTGGCCAGGCGTATGTTAACGGTTCTAAGGTGAATCTAAACAGCGGGGCTCCCGGTACTTCGCCAGCATCAGTACCCAGCATCCCCCTCATCGCACAGACTGATACCTTGCATGACAGCACAAAGGGTTACATGGCTGCACCTGCAAAGTTACTCACTGTCTGCTCCCGCGCCCCTGCTCACGCGCCGTGGGCTAATGCAGGTCAAGGAGTGGATGCAAAAACAAATCTTGATGCCGCTGCTAGTTTACCACCGGCACCTTCTGGGGCAGTTGATGCGACTAATACTGCTGGAGCAGCGACCGGACCTTCTCCGCCGGCAAGTGCGACGGTAGCATCTGCACCTGTAACAGCCGCCCCTTCGGCTGGCGTAAGCACTAATACGACAGGTGCAACTCTAGCTGCTCAAGCAACTGCTGCGGCAACAGGTCCAGCCGCAGCCGCCGTGACACAGGGCGCCGCAGTGATTGAAACATCTGAGGGCAAGGTCGCGGCAGTAGGTGCATTTGCACAGACCCCTGCTCAGTTAGTAAGTGGTAATATATTAAAACCAGGAGCCGCCACACTTGTCACTGGGCTCGTTCAGCAGGGTGCAAACATAGCACAAGCGATGCCGGCATCATTATTCACAGGAGCATCCGGCATAGGAAATCTGACGAGTCTGATTAAAAATACAACTGCTCAGGCTACTGGCATCGTTAGTGGTATGCAAAAAGCCCAGACAGCATTGACAACCATTGGTGCGATCACTGGCAAAGAAGCACCAGCAGCACTTACCGGATTAGTTCACGCAGCAACGACTGTAGATGTGGGATCAACTATAAATGCAATCAAACAAGTATCAGGAACACTGAATGCTGCTGCTAATGCTGCTGCTAATCTTGCTGGCGCGGCGAATTCGGTTTCTAAGGCATTGAGTGGCGGCGCGGCTGGAGTCGTTAATAATCTCGGAGGATCTCTCGTTGGTTCGGGGTCCGCCGCATTGAATAGTGCTACGTCTGCTGCGGCAAACGCAGCATCATCGGTTACTGGTTCAGTTAATAAGATAGATAGTGCCCTCAGTGCTATCGGCGCCGGCAGTGCGGCAGCAAAACTAGCCACTAACCTAACCGGTGGTCTGGGCGGCGTAGCTAGTGCATTGACTGCTATGAGTTCAATTCCCGGCCTCAGTTCATTAGTAGACCAAAGCAAAGGCATAGCAGCGTCAGCGTTTAATGCCATTAAAAATTCTTTTACTCCACTACAAGCCGGCATACCGCAAAATCTTACTGCTATCGCCAAAGCAAACGCCGCCGCAGCAGCCACAATTGCCGATCAGACCTCTCAAGCAAGTGGTTCTTTATTGGGTAAAGTGACCGGAGCAGTGAGTTCTCTTGCAGGTGCCGCCGGCTCAGTTTCTAGTCTAGCAAAAGATGCTATTGGCAGCGTGTCCGGAGCAGTAGCAGCGGTAACATCTACTGCTGCTTCATTAAGTAATATTGCCAAAGCTACCGGAGCGGTAAATAATAGCATTGCGTCAGTCGCAGGCGAGATATCATCCGTGAGTAAATCTTTATCATCCATTGCCAATGCTGTGGGGGGAACTTCTACTGGAATTACGGTAGGTGGTATAACAGGTGCGGCAAACTCTATATCTGCTGCGGTTACAGGACACGCACTCAATACTACTATCGGTGGAGTAGAGAATGCAGTAAACAATGTTGCTGCAATTGCTGGTGCAGGATCAACATTAGCAGCAGGCGGACTGCCGGCTCTATCAAATGCAGCATCTGTTATCCAACAAGGAGCATCGGCTGCGACATCATCAGTTCTTGCTAGTGGATTAAGCAATCTGCCCGGTGGAATAAACACAGTGTCAGCAGTTCTTAATAACGCAAAGGGGGCAATCAACAGCATACCTGGATCAACCGCGCTTTCTGGGCTAATAGATAATGCACATTCTTCAGCATTAAATGCAGTGTCGCCGGCAGCTGGACCATTAGGAGGATTGACATCTGCTACTAACACTCTAACTAATCTAACTTCTTCGTCTATAAACGGAATTGTTGGAGCATTAGGTGCCGCTGCGAGTAAACTAGGAGGATTAACTTCTCTAGCTTCTGCTGGATTATCAGTAGGTGGAATCGCACAACTGCAATCTTCTATAGCATCGTTGGCGTCAGGCGGCCCAGCAGCAATCAATCTTCCTACAGTTGGCTTCAATACAAATGATCGTACTTCTATCACTGCCCAGACAACAAGTCTACTCGGTGATCCGGGAATACCTCCTCCTAATCTGACTGGAGCAGTGTCTACAGATACGATATCTACTTACGAGGCACAACAAGCGGCAAACCAAGCACTATCTGATCAGTATAACGTGCTGTTGAATGCAGTATCATCGGCGTTAAGTAATCTGGCAATAACTCAAAGTGCGTACATGACAGCCGAAAATAATCTTCCTGCTGGAGATCCCGGAATTTCCACTGCATATCAAGCATTTCTTGCAGCCTCCGCCGTTTTAGCTGCTGCTGAGGATGCAGTAAACGCATTCCAACAATCTAATCCTCAATTCGCCCAATAATATAAATACTATAAAGGAATAAGATATGCCACAATACATCGGATTCAGTACATTAAATGCTTGTCAACCCAGAAGTAATAACATTCAGATTGACAGTATGTCTACGAGTTATATTGCTGTAGGCCCCAATGGATTGACTCCTATCAATGGATACGGTGTTACTTCAGGGTTAGGCTCAACTATTACACCTATCTACTCTGGCAAAAAATTTCTTACTATTGATGAGCAACTCGTAATTACAGATTTTATCAATGCATTGAACATTCCACGAGGACAAAAAGTCGGTCAACCTGGCTTCGGCACTGGAATTTGGGATTATATCTTTGAACCAAATACACCCGACTTACAATTATTATTAGAAAACGATATCAGAAGAATCGCAGCGAATGATCCAAGAATAGACATTAATTATTTGAAATCGTACACACAAGAAAACGGTATTTTGTTAGAAATTCAAATGGCTATTCTCCCCTTTAATAATCCACAAACACTAAGTGTATTTTTTAACTCTCAGACTAATTCCGCCTCACTAGTATAAAATCCACTTTTTTGATAATGATAAATACTTAATCAAAAGAGAGTAGCCATGTCATCATTAGAATTTTATGTGTACGCATATTTACGTGAAGACGGTAGTCCTTATTATATCGGTAAAGGTAAAGATTTGCGTGCATGGACGAAAGGCAAGGGTGAAGTTAGACCACCCAAAGCCCTCAACCGAGTAATAATTGTTGAACGAAATTTAACGGATATTGGTGCATTAGCAATTGAACGAAGACTTATTATTTGGTATGGTCGCAAAGATCAAAGAACCGGAATACTACATAATAAGACAGACGGTGGCGATGGTTCCGCCGGTAGAGTTGTATCCGATGAGCAACTAAAAAAACAGATTGCTACTAAAATTAGAAATGGAAATACTGGGAAAGGTAAAAAACGAGACCCTAAAGCAGTTGAAGCGACGGCGGCAAAACTCCGAGGAAGAAAACAAACCAAAGAACATATTGAAGCGTCAGTTGCACCTCGTCGAGGAGTAAAGTTTACTGCTGAAAGATGTGAAAATATAAGTAGATCGCTGCTGGGAAACATACCATGGAATCTAGGCAAAAAAACCGAATCTAGATCAATGGAATCAAGAATGAAACAAAAAGAAAATGCTAAGGGTATAAATTCCGGCCCACAACAAATAATTATGTGTCCACATTGTAATAAAAAAGGTGGATTGTCAAATATGAAAAGATATCATTTTAAAAATTGCATTCTATCTAAAATAGAAGGAGTACAATAAGGTGGTAACGTCATCACGCCAAGCAGCATTATTCGGTACGAATGACTGGCAAGCACTATATCAAACTTACCAGCAAGCGGATTTTAAAAGTTATGATTATGAAACTTTACGCAAGAGTTTCGTTGATTATCTACAACTGTACTATCCGGAAACATTCAATGACTTTACTGAATCCTCAGAATACATCGCGCTACTTGATATCATCGCATTTATGGGTCAAGGGCTGGCATTCAGAGATGACTTGAATGCGAGGGAGAATTTTATTGACACTGCTCAACGCAGAGATTCAGTGATCAAACTCGCAAATCTGGTCAGTTACACTCCAAAAAGAAATCTGGCAGGTCAAGGATATCTAAAGGTAACCGGTATATCAACTACCCAAAATATAACTGATATCACCGGAATGAATCTGAGTAATACGACTATTCTCTGGAATGATCCAGCTAATCCCAGTTGGTTAAATCAGATGAATACTATCTGGAATGCTGCTTTTGTTAGTTCGCAACGAATCGGACAACCAGGTAATACTGCTGATATTCTAGGTGTCACAACTAGTGAATATGCTATTCAGATAGCTCCTACAGCATTACCTATCATACCGTTCACTTCTTCTATCAGTGGTCAAAATATGAACTTTGAACTCGTAAGTGTGACTTCCGCGAATGAAGATTATGTATATGAGATTCCTCCTGCACCTTCAGGTAGATTCAACGTGCTTTATCGTAATGATCAATTAGGATTTGGCAGTCCTCAAACAGGTTTCTTTTTCTATTTCAAGCAGGGTAGTCTACAGACATACGATTTCGCCCTACAACAACAAATCTCCAATCAGATCATTCCTATAGGAACTATTCAAGGTGTCAACAATACAGATACTTGGTTGAACCAATTTGCTACTGATGGCACAAGAATCCCGTGGGTACAGGTACCTAATGTATATTCAAATGCATATCTGCAAACCGAATCTAGTGGTAAGAAAATCTTTTCTGTAAATTCCGGATTCAATGACCAAGTGTCATATGTATTTGGTGATGGTGTGTTCTCTGAGATTCCAGTAGGAAACTTCAGGGCATATGTCCGTGCAGGTAATGCCCTTACATATACTATTGAACCAAGCGAGATGAATGGTATCTCTGTCTCATTCACCTATATTGACAGAACAAACAAAGCACAGACGCTCACTGTCAGCCTCGCTCTGCCACTGACTGTATCAAATGCCCAGGCCCGTGAATCGCTAGATGATATCAGACTCCGTGCTCCTACCCGTTACTATTCTCAGAATCGTATGGTTAACGGAGAAGATTACAACAACTTCCCGTTCACCCTTTATAGTTCAATTGTCAAGTCTAAAGCATTAAATCGTTCTTCCGTAGGTGTATCTAAAAATTTAGACCTGCTTGATCCTACAGGCAAGTATTCAAGCACCAACTCATTTGGTGATGATGGTGCGTTATGGCAAGATAATACTGACGGATTCCTAACACTGACCGTGAACAACTCTAATGATATAATATCATTTTTTACGAATAACCTTGCAGCGGTACTGGCACAAAATGATGCAAATCAGTATTATATTCAAAATTATACTAGATATCCAGTAAACACCTCAACCGGAGACGGTGTAGTTTATTGGCAGACAAGCACCGTTGATACTGGATCTGAGACAGGTTATGTATATAACATGATTCAGGATATAAAATCTCCTATAGTAGTAGGTACATACAATACTAATAATCTAAAGTATCTAACAGCCGGGGCTCTCGTGCAGTTTACTGCGCCGTCAGGTAAGTATTTTGATTCTAATAACAGACTACAGTCTGGTATTCCAGGACCCGGGGATACGACTTATGTCTGGTCTACTGTGTTGTCAGTTATAGGTGACGGAAGTAATTTTGGTCAGGGAAATTTTGCTAATGGTAACGGACCTATCTCACTGAGTGGGTACATTCCTACCGGTGCGATAATTTCACAGATTATTCCTGTTTTTGATAATGTATTTTATTCAACTTTAATTCAGCAAGCAGTAATTCAAATGGAACTTCAGCAGAGTTTTAGTCTTGTGTTTGATAATTCTTTATTAGTCAATCAAGAAAGATGGTCAATATCTACCTATGATGATCCTGCTGCTTTTGTATATTTCTATAGCACACCAAATAGCAATGTTTATACTATAACCTATCACTCTACGAAATATTTCTTTGGTTCAGTCGCAGACACCCGATTCATATTCAACGAGAATCAAATTGTTTATGATCCATTTTCAGGAACTGTTATACAAGATAATATTAATGTACTTCCAATTAATACTCAGTATGGTTCTTCATTACCGCTGGGAACAAGTTATATACTGAACATTGTTGGTCAACCAGTACTACCTGACGGATACACGAATCAATTTCAGATTGAAGTCTCGGCAACTGATGTAAACAATCAACAACTGATTTTGAATCCCGATTTCTTCAATACCATTACTGGGTATGTTAATGGCGGTTCAAATGCTGGAATCTATACTTTCTTTGAAACAGTAGTTGACCCTAATAATCTATCAGTAGAATACTTAGTGCCATCATCGTCAGTGGTTTACAGCTATGCTACTCTAGGAGAAATAGAAGTAGTTAAGTATGACTACCCGGTTGGACAATTATTCTATGCGTACAACCAGACTAATCCAAATGATCCTTCTTTACCAAATGGAGTATTTTATATTTCTGTGCAAGATCCAACTGTAATTATACCTTCATATACTATGATTGTGCAACCTCAATATTCAGTATTGCCCGGTAGACAAGGACTTTCTTTTCAATACAAACATAATTCAAATGATACAAATAGAATTGATCCAGTTGTAACAAATATTATTGACTTGTACGTGTTAACCCAATCATATTATACTTCTTATACTAATTATATTCAAGATACTACAAATACTATTCCTGAACCTGATCCTCCTACTCTAGATGAGTTAAATCAAGATTATGGAAACGTCCAAGACTATAAAATGTTGTCAGATGCAGTGATCCTAAACAGTGCAGTATTTAAGCCGTTATTTGGACCCAAAGCAGATCCAGCATTACAAGCTACACTAAAGGTTGTCCCTGCAGCAAATACTA